AAAGATACTAAGCAGTCCGACTTTGTTGTAGGGCAGGTTTGGGGGCGCAGAAAGGCTAATAGGTACCTGCTTGATCAGGTTCGAGACCGTATGACCTTTACTGAAACCCAGCGTGCAGTACAGAAGTTGTCTAAAAAGTGGCCGCTTGCGAGACGGAAACTCATTGAGGCTAAAGCAAACGGTCCGGCTGTTATCGACTCGCTAATGAGCACTGTTCCAGGGCTTATCGCGTACGATCCTAAAGATAGTAAGGAAGCCCGCGTGTTCGCCGTGACACCCAACATTGAATCAGGTAATATATGGATACCACATAAGAACGTTGCCACGTTCGATGTACAGGAGTTCGTCGATGAGTGTGCACGATTCCCCACGGGGATGCACGACGATCAGGTCGACGCAATGACTCAGGCTCTTCTATACTGGGAAGAGAACAATCTGAAAGCTGCGGATTTGCTCTCAGTATGGGAGGAGGACGAATGAAGGTAGCTGAGGGCGGTGTGGTCCACCGCTTTCTTAGTGCAATTACAAAGGCATCAGGGATGCCATCGGAGGCTGCCCCTTATCTCTATAACGTAGAGACTGTAGGGGAGCTTGGGGTCGGGCCGGCCACTGACACCGAATCGTACCTTCAACAGTACGGAAGCGCAGCTTGGGTCTACATTTGCGTTAATCGTGTGTCGAAGAAGTGCGCAAGTACCGATTTGGCTCTCTATACGACTGATTCAAATGGGACTAAACAGTATGTAAAACAGCACGTCTTCCTTGACGTCATGGACCGACCCAATGACATGATGTCACAGATGCAGCTACGCACACTGTTACACCAGCATATGGAATCAGCGGGAGAGGCATTTTGGTACATTAACGAAAATGTCGTGGGCGGCCCGGCCCAAATCTATCCATTGATCCCCTCGTTCGTAAAGATTGTACCTGGTGGCCCTAGAGGTCAAATGGTTAAGGGTTACATTTACGATGTAATGGGTCAGCAAGTGGCCTTCAAGCCCGAAGAGATCGTCCACTTCTTCTACCCCAATCCTGACCCTGCTAGCTTCTATCGTGGGGCAAGTCCTTTGTCGGCGTTGAAGTATACGCTTGCGGCGTATCAAAATGCCGAGATCTATAACTACCAGTTCTTCCGCAATAGTGCACAGCCTGGCGGGTACTTGTCTACTGACCATTCATTGGATCGGCAGGAAGTAAACCGTCTTCGTCGTATGTGGGAGCAGCAACAACGCGGACAAAGTAATTGGCATAAGGTCGCGGTTGCAACAAACGGCCTACGCTTCCAGGAGGTAGGCCTTTCCCACAAAGATATGGACTTCGTTAACCAGATGGACAATGCTCGCGAGACTATTCTGGCTGCTTTCGGCGTTCCCAAGTCAGCTGTGGGTCTTGTTCAGGACGTAAACAAGGCCACGGCGCTGTCGGATGAGCAGAACTTTGGCACCCAGACCGTCGGCCCAGCCCTTTCGAACATTGCAAGTACACTAAATACGTTTCTGCTACCCAGGTACAGCGAAGATATCAAATGCGAGTTCTTGAACATTCTCCCACGCGACGAGGCTTTGCTTTTGGAGAAGCACAAAGCATATGGCACGATGGCTGTAATGACCGTTAACGATATTCGTCGTGATCTCGGTCTTCCATTGGTTGCATGGGGTGACGATCCTATTATTCCTGTCAACTTTGTGCCTCTTAGTGGTCACCCACTTCTTGGTGACAATCCTGACTCTGCGGATCCTGCCAAGACGCCAGCACCTCCGGGTGAAAAGGACACGCCCGTCAATGATACTCCTAAGAACGGTAACGGCGATCCTGCTACTAAGGCCTATATTGATGAGGTCCTGAAGGCGATATACAAGGAAGCGAAAACGCAAAGAAAAGTGGGGAGTTGATCATGGAAGAGGTGACAAAGGATCGGCTAGGGTTTAGAAGCTACTATGCTGACTTTGTGGTCAAGGAGTTCGATGAGGAAGCTAAGGTCCTATCCTTCCGCGGCACGACTGAAGATGAGGATCGTTCTGGTGACATCATGGTCGCTGACGGTGGAGACTTTGCTAATTACTCCAAGAACCCTTTGTTCCTCTGGGCTCATGATCACTCAGGTGCAACGTTGCCTATTGGGAAGGCACTTGATGTTCAAAAGATCTCAGGTGTAGGTGCCGACTTTAAGATCCAGTTCGACGCTAAGGACCCTTTCGCAATGGAGGTGTATCGCAAGTACAAGGAAGGTTACTTGCACGCGGTAAGCGTCGGGGCTATTGTTCACAAGGCTGAGAGGCGGTTGAAGAGCGACGGTGAGCCTATGTGGCCACCGGCTTATAAGTACCTCAATTGGGAACTTCTTGAGCTTTCAGGCGTTCCGATCCCAGATAATCCAAACGCGTTGCGAAATGCTTACCAGAAGTTCCTGGACTACATGAGCTTTGCAACGAATGGCGAGCAAACCTCTGAAGAGGTTATGGATGAACTTCTTCAGTCGAACAAGGCTGAGGAGGTGAAGCACAAGGTGGAGGTATGCGAAGAGTGTGCTAAGAAGGATGTTGCCATCGAGGAATTGCAACTTAAGTTGGGTGCTCATGAAGAAGCAGAAGCAACGCCTGAGAACGATCAAGAAGGTGACGCCCCAGAAATCAAAGAAGCCGAAGTCAAAGACGGGGTCGGGGACGATGCAGCGATCGATCTTCGAGAAAGACTCAGAGAATTGGGACTGACTGAAGAGGACGCTGTTGCTCTTCTTGCGTGGAAAGCTGATACTATAGAAGAAGATGATCCAGCGGAGCAGATCGCTCGCTATATTGACGAGCATTTGCAGTACTTGGCCGGCAAGGCCTGGAAGTAAAGGATGAGGTGAGAGATGGACGCTCTTGAAAAGGCTCTTGTTGAACAGGGTATGACTGCAGATGAGGCATTCGACCATCTAAAGAAGCTGGCTGAGGCCAAGAAAGCTGCAGAAGAGGGTGCTGATATCAAGTCCAGCAACCTCCGCAAGATGGTTGATGAGATCGTTGACGAGCAGATTGGTGCGCGTGCTAAGGCCGCGACCAAGATCGATGCCCCACCGGATGAGCCTGTCGCCGTTCCCCCACAGCTTGTTGCTGATATGTGGCTCGCTGTAAAGATCGCTGGCAAGCATCCTTCACAGATGAGTGCTAAGAGGCTTGCTAAGGCCTATTTCGATCAGCGTGGTCTTGAGTATGACGAGCGTGTGATCCAGAAGGCCCTTGATACGTCTGATACTTCGACACTCGTTCCTGCCGTCCTTCAGCGTCAGTTGTACATGGACATCGAGAAGCAGAAGGCGATGCTGTCGAACTTCCGCGTCATTGATATGCCGAACAACCCTTGGGAAATGCCGTATCAGGCTTCCAGCCTGACGATCTATGGTGTCGATGAATCCACTGCGGATTCGTCTTCGGCCGTGGCTGCAAGCGACCTGGGGTTCAGCAAGATCACGTTCAACGCCAAGAAGCTTGGTGCTCGTGTGTTCTGGAGCACGGAACTTGACGAGGACGCCCTGATTGCTGTCCTGCCGGTCATCCGTGAGGATCTCGTTCGTATTACTGGTGACGGTTGGGAGCGTACGTTCCTCTTTGGGGATGAGACGACTGCTAACACCAACATCAACTATGTGGGCACCGCTCCTACGACTACGGTCGCTGCCAAGGACTATTGGCTCCAGGCTGACGGCGTGGTCCACAGCTGTATCGTCACGCATACCGGTCAGGCTCTTGACATTGCGGGTGCAATGACCGAGACGAAGTTCCATCTTACCCGTCAGGAACTTGGTAAGTATGGTACTAACCCCAACGATCTGATGGCTGTCGTTCCTCGTGAGCTTTGGTACGATATGCTGACCCTCACGAACGTTGTGACTCCTGACAAGTATGGTCCGAATGCCACGATCTTGACCGGTGAGCTGAGCAAGCTGTTCGGTATTCCGATCGTTGTTTCGGATGGTATCCCTCTTACTGCTGCTGATGGTAAGGTCAACGATACTCCTGGCGACAACGTCAAGAAGTCCTTCGTGATGATCAACCGTCCGTATGGCGTGATTATTGGTCGTCGTGGGGACATGAGGATCGCGATGGAGCAGGTTATCGATACCGATCAGACGAAGGCGGTCGTGTTTAGCCGTTACGATATTCAGTATCCCTTCTGGGGCGCCCTGGCTTACGGCTACGACATCACCTGATCTTGAGGCAAAAGGGGAACGGTCCTTAGGCTGCCCCGGGACCGTTCCCCCACTAGCCCAAGGAGGAGAATATGACTGTCCTTTCAGATTTGACGGATGCCCTTGATGGGATTCAGGGGCATCAGACCCAGACAGCCAAGACCGCTATTCTTGATGCCGTTGTTGCCTATGTCGCTGCCTGCAAGGCAGGGACTGAAGGCCTTATAGCTTCGGCTGCTGAGGTCAACCTCAATACAACTGCATCTCCTGGTGTTGCAGTCACAAGTAAAACTGCGGTTCTTGGAGCCTATAAGGAACTTGATGAGTTCCACGTCGCTGCTTCTAAGTTGTACCTTGGAGCAGATGCTGGTACTGCCATGACAGCAACGGCCGCTGAGTTGAATAAGAAGGTCGGAGTTGTTGCAGGTACCGCTTCGGCTTCGAAGCCTGCGGTCCTTGGTCCAAGTTGCAACCTTAACGTCTTCGGTCTTCCTGTTGGGGGTCTGTTGATTGGCCCTGCAGGGGCTGAAGTTGCAACGACTCCTACTGCTGCTGAGATCAACGTCCTTACAGGCGCCACTGCGAATGCCCAAGAGCTAAGCATCATGGACGGTGTTACTGATACCCCAGCTGAGTTGAACCTTACAGATGCCATGCCAGCTGCTGTTAGTCTTACTCATGCCGCTGGTGCTGCGAATGCCATTACTATTACGCTCACGGCCCTTGATGCTGCGGGTGTCGCCGTTATAAAACCAACCTTGATTGATTTTTGGTTGAGTGGCGCTACGACGGGTGAGGGAATTGCTCTTGTGCCTCCGGATTCGATTGCTGCAACTAAGGGTAGTGTTTGGCATGTTCATACTGCAAAGGAAGCGATTCGTGTTCAGACCGCGGCCGATGGCATTGCCATTCTTACCCTTACGGATGCTGCCAAGGGTGAGTTCTACTTGTGTACATCACTTCCTGGGTTTGGAACTCCCCAAATTCATTCAGGAAAAACCCTGTCAGCTAACTACGGATGATAGAAGGAGGTTGAGACTATGACCGCACTTGCGAACTTGGAAACTGCCCTTGATCTACTCGAGGGTCAGCCAGGGCCAACTAAGAGTGCCATTCTCGCTGCAATCGATGCCTATACGATTGCTCAGACGCTTGGCATTGGCGCTGTAACTGCTTCTGCTGCCGAGATCAACTATAACGCTA